GTGATGGTTGACCATCGCCCCTGCAACAGCACAGTTTTGACTGACTGTTACAAAAACAATCAATCTAATCACCCCAACACAGCGAGATCTCACCTGGGAGTCCATCCCCAAGTGAGCCTTGTCCCACGCAAGTCACGCTTCGAAGCAGCCCGCAGACTCTGCGGTTTTTCCTCGCTTCTTACACGTGCGGAGTCACACCACCTGTTATACAGGTACATATCCATCTCTTCAGACGGAACATACTTGTCCCTGTCAACCACGAGAGTTGGTCTCCTAAACTCAAGACGGTGCAACGTCTTCGACATTCTATGTCTTAGATGCGCATTATAAGGAATGCCCCACACTAAGACGCCAGTTGAATCATTCTGGTCGTCGGTGTAGTACAACTCCTTCCTCTGTCTCCTCGCAACATCGATTAGATGTCTACGAAGATTCATAAGGCCTGAATCTAGAGCCTTGTTGATATTATCAACAAGAGCCATGTATTGACTGGCAGTGTTCCCACGCCATTCAGCACGAGGTCTGAACAGCATAGGCGTTACGTCGTGACCGTTCCATGCGTAAATACCGCATGATTCACGGAAAGCACACGGGCCTTTAAAGGATTTTTGGTTGTTAACCTCAAACCCAAGGGCTTCTAACGTACCGACCACCCGATCGGTGACTTTTGAGTCAACGATTAGGTCATCACCGTAAATAGCCGGAGAGTGGAGCATGGCTCCCATCGAGGGGCTCGTCTGGTCTGTCTGGAAACTCTTCAGACAGTCGACGATATCCCTGACGGTTATTACCCCATCTGGCTTGTTAGCTTTTTCTCTTCTATAGAGAATGCAAGCCTGTAGAATCACACCAAAAAAGATTAAGCACTGTACGGGGAAGCACAATGCAGAACCCATCGGTGCGAATTTCTTCAACTGATGTACGGATCCGTCAGGCAATTCAACCTGGCTGGACCGCGTTAGGAGAAGAAACCGCCACACCTGACGAGGGAAAATCGACCTGACCAGGTCGACATGTACTAAGTCAGATGCGGCACTAAGATCGAGTGTATCCATTGAGCCATGAACCGAACCCCATAGAGCCATATCCATATTTCTGGACTGGTCACTGAGGTCGATAAATTGACTCCAGCGCTTCTCGAGATGTTCTTCGAAATCGCGCAGAAGTAATTGCTGTGAAAACATAACAGCATTTGGCTGGATACACATAGAACGACTCGTCTTAAGATTCTTTGGGACGAACCTAAGTCGATCTACAGGACGTATCTCTGTGAAACTAGCAGACGGCAAATACTCAGTTTTGATATGAGTATCTAACGCCGACACCATACGTCTCAACTTCGGATCAAGGGAAAAGGAGGAACTCTTTCCTCTAACACCGCGATATCTTTCAGAAACAGCACCGGGTCCAAATTTCCCATAGGGATTTTTGAAGACGAAGCCGTCCATCAAGAAGTGCATAATCGTTCTAAGGTTACCCAAGTCGGGCAACTTCAGACAAGCCAATTTATCCTCATTTTTCATCCAAGAGCGAAATGCTGTTGAGTGAAATGACTCATCGTGGTAGTCCACCTTCTTTAGAAATAAAAGAAAGGTAGATATATACGAGAAGAGTTGAGGATCTCCGGTCTTAAACCAAACATGATATTCCCTGAAAATCGGGGTAGCTATCATACCGGGCACAAACTCGCCTTGAAGCGAGCCCGAGCCCATCAGTGTCGTCGATTTGACGATCTGATCGTAAAGATCGGAATAACGTAGCACAGTCCCTTTGAGGTCGTCAAGGAGCTCAGCGATGAACTCCCTGTAAAGACGCCTTGGCTTTTTGAAGCCATTAGAGGCTAAGTGCAATGGTGAGTCGCCTAATAGAGCGAGATACGAGGTTATGGAGTAAGCAAGATGCTTATTTTCAGCCCCGTACCTAACTGAGATGTCTTTTTCGCTTAGCGTGAAGCTAAACGTGCTACCCGTGGTCTTCAGCTTGACGCTGTAGTCCATTAAGTCGCAGGATAGTAGTCGGGTGCACCGTAGTGCATCCGAAGAACACCCTGATGACTCTCAATGGGCGTAGCTTCGGCTGGATCGGTTTCCAGACTCCCAACCCCCATAATAGAGGTGAAGAGGATCTGCATCGCATAAGCAACAGCTTGCGATGCGCCCTGAAGTTCGGGCTTTGCAGACCAAGACACAGTGACGTCCAGTTCCTCGACTTCGTTGACGGTTTCGTCGACGGTGTCGGTGATTTGGATGAACGTGTGAAGTCTAGTGGAGTACCGATTCATCTGGGTCCCATCCTTGCGGATCTCCCGTGTGATACGGGAGTGAAGCGAGAATGGTGTGCTGGGATCGCCAGTCATATAGGCGTAATCCGCAGCAGCCGATAAACCATTTGGCGCTACTGACTTGCCAGCGAGCGACAGAGGTGCAGGTATAAAAGTCTGCAACCCTGCGTAACGCACAACAAGTGCACCAGTGCTATGGTTGAGAATTGCGTATTCACGTGCCATGGTATTCATCCTTTCGATGAAATACTTACAGGACTCAGGTCCTGGGACTACCTCTCGTCAAGTGACGAGGGCTACTACCAGAGCCCCCGCAACTGCTAAGTTGCGTGGCCCTGATGCGCCTCTAAAATCATATTTAGAGTCGCGTAGAACAGGGAAGATCTTGGATGGCATTCTGTAATAAAACGTCATGCCAGGCGGATCTCCGAGTTTAGTGATTGATAATTTTCGATCCAACAGCTCAGCTGTCGAAAAGGCGTGTGTAATCGTAAATGAGTGAACACAGTAGTGACATGGAAGGCACAGCATTAAGAGCTGATCTTCCGCGTCCTCTAGTTTCTCACCTACGTTCGCATACCAATCAACGACAAACGAGAAGGGGACTAAGTCCCACAAGCTCGAGAATGATGGTAACAACCCCGCAGCCTTGCCTTTGAGCATAGCTGCAAAAATTGATGAACGGCCAAAGGAAGTTACTACCTTTGATCGCACAGTCATATGACTAATACCATCAACGCCGAAAGTGCCCGACGGAAAGTCGAAATCGAACTTCCCCCGTAGAACTTTCTTCCCCCACAGATTATCCTCTTTAAGGCGATTAACAACATCGTCATACTTGTTCGAAAGTTCCGTTATATCGGAGATGGCGGGTTTAATCCCGAAATCCCACTGTAATTGGAACTCAGACCAAGTCTCTAAGAGGGTGCGACCAGCATTGAGCCATTCTCCACGCTTTGCAGCAGTGAAGAACTTTATAACATTGCCCAAATCAGGAAGTAAGGAAGCTATGCTCCCTAGTTCTGACAGCGCCTCTATATAGTTAGCCTGGATAACATCCACGTGTTGTGAGATGGCATCAGCGCTACTAAAGAAGCTGGCTGGAAGAAGAGACTTCATTTCGTTCTGAATCGCGCCAGTGAAGTGCGGTAAACCGTACCCAGGATCGTTGATAACAAGATGATCCGCCTCAAGAGGCCTGAAACGAGAAAGAACTCCATTTGTCGTAATGCTGGCGAAGATACATTGGGGAGAATCCCCTTCCCAGGTGTGACTAAGTCCACTTATGGACGTCATACTACCTGGTATATCCCCGCTTAAACCGTGTGCATAGGCACCACCTAATGACAACCAACGCCTATATTTGGCGCGGCTGACGAGCATTTCATTGCTCGAGATTGGCTCGTCGACTTGTTGGGGTGTACGCGTAGCAATACGCATCCGTTCGTAAAACGGAATTCCCCACCAGACCGACGAGGTAGTCACATTAGTCGCAAAAGGACTTAACCGTAGTTCACCCTCAAAAGTAGCATCAACGAATTCGTCACCAGAATAAAAGGTAACGCGCTCAAGACGCACTGCGTGGGGGGCCGCTGGACTATTATCATGTATCCAGATTGGCCAGTCGGTATGGTCCTCAAACGCCTTCTGCAGATCCGTAGCTAAATGCTTACGGCCTGTATTAGGAGTTTGCCCGCCAAACGATGGTGCTAAAGTAGGAGAGAAGTTGAGGGAAAAGATTGCCGCTGACGTATTAAAACGTTTTGGCATATCCAACCCCCAGAGGCTATCCTCATCTGCGTAAGCAGAGTAGAACGGACCCTGAACTATCTCACCATCAGCACCAAAGCCTGAATATGATGGATGAAGGACCTCTTGTTCGAACCTTTGATTAGGCCGTCTAAGAGGGAACGGAGGAACATTAAAGTCCCTCCATCCAAACCTCCAGTCATCAACGGAGCGTGCGTAGTTTTCGCGCGCTGGTTTCCCACCAAGCACATCAACAGTCCGAGCAATTTTATTGCTAGGCCTTCCGATGGCCTCAAGAACTGAGGTACAAAGGATGTTGAAAAGCGTGCCAGTGAGGTAAACATTAATAGGCGAAAGATAATTCCACCCACTATGCAACCCCGCATGGAAATCTCCGTATCCCGTTATAGGGACCATAGAGCACGACGTCAACATTTCGTCGACGTGACAGCTAACGCGAAGCATCAGACATCTCCTTATCTGTAAGGTGGCGTAGTGAGCCCGAAATGGG